TTCAAGAATTTAGCAGAAAAAGGTTGACTTCTGCTATATAATTGTGTAGTATGTATAATATGTGCTACACAAACAGGCACAAAGCTAAGGCAATTTATAAAGGAGGCATATTATGGCATCATTAGCTGAAATTAGAGCAAAGCTCAAAGAGCAAGAGTCACGTACAGGTGGCAATTCAACAGGCGGCGGCGACAACGCAATTTACCCATTCTGGAATATAAAAGAAGGTGAGAGTGCAACACTCCGTTTCCTTCCTGATGGAGACGAATCAAATACGTTCTTTTGGAAAGAGCGTCTTATGATTAAACTTCCATTTTCTGGAATCAAAGGACAGACTGACAGTCGTCCTGTTCAAGTACAAGTTCCTTGTATGGAAATGTACGGAGACAACTGTTCAATTCTTAACGAAGTTAGGGGTTGGTTTAAAGATCCAAGTCTTGAAGATATGGGTCGTAAGTATTGGAAAAAGCGTTCTTATCTTTTCCAAGGATTTGTAGTAGAAAATCCTTTAACTGAGGATACTACTCCTGAAAATCCAATTAGACGTTTTATAATTGGTCCACAAATCTTCCAAATCATTAAACAGGCTCTTATGGATCCTGATATGGAAGAACTTCCAACAGATTACACTAATGGTGTAGACTTTAGATTAAACAAAACATCTAAGGGCGGTTATGCAGACTATTCTACATCTAATTGGGCTCGTAGAGAGCGTCCATTAGGTGATTCAGAAATGAATGCAGTAAACACTAACGGATTGTTTAATCTAAATGATTTCCTTCCTAAAAAACCAAGTGAAGTTGAAATTAAAGTAATGCAGGAGATGTTCGAAGCATCAGTTGACGGACAACCATATGATGAAGATAAATTTAGTCAATATTTTCGTCCAGCTGGCATGAGTGCTAGAACTGGTGATCCTAATACTGCTTCAACTAATGGAACTGCTACTTCAATGACTGAAGAAGCAAAACCTAAAGCAGTAGATGAAACTACAACAACTGCAACGACTGAAACTGTAGAAGTAAAAGAACCAGTAGCTGAAGAAACTAAAGCTAGTGGTGACGCTACAGATATTCTTGCAATGATCAGAGCAAGACAAAGTCAATAAACTAATAAGCCCAGTGCGAAATCGGAATAGAGATTCACGGTTTACCTGTCAACATTCTAAAAGCACTGGGTTACTTTAAGAAGGAGAGATACACATATGGCGAAAGCATTTGATCCAACAAAGTTTAGAACACAACTAACGAAATCAATCACAGGCATGAGTGCAGGATTCAATGATCCAACTGATTGGATTTCTACAGGTAACTATGCACTCAACTATCTTGTATCAGGAGATTTTCATAAAGGCGTTCCGCTAGGCAAAGTAACAGTATTTGCAGGTGAATCTGGTGCTGGTAAATCTTACATATGTGCAGGTAACATTGTTAAAGCCGCACAGGATCAAGGTATATTTGTTGTACTAATTGATTCTGAAAATGCACTTGACGAAGCATGGTTACATGCACTTGATGTTGATACGAGTGAAAGTAAACTTCTTAAGCTGAATATGTCTATGATTGATGATGTAGCAAAAACAATATCAACTTTCATGGCAGACTACAAAGCAATGGAAGAAGATGAACGACCTAAAGTATTGTTTGTAATTGATAGTTTAGGTATGCTACTTACACCTACAGATGTTGATCAGTTTAATAAAGGTGATATGAAAGGCGATATGGGTCGTAAGCCTAAAGCCCTTACATCACTAGTACGTAATACTGTAAACATGATTGGTTCGCATAACGTAGGACTTGTATGTACTAACCATACATATGCATCGCAAGATATGTTTGACCCAGACGATAAGATATCGGGCGGACAAGGTTTTATCTATGCATCATCTATTGTAGTTGCAATGAAAAAATTAAAACTAAAAGAAGATGAAGCAGGTAATAAGATTAGCGAAGTACGTGGTATTAGAGCAGGTTGTAAGGTTATGAAAACTCGTTATGCAAAACCTTTTGAAGGTGTGCAGGTTAAGATTCCTTACGAAACTGGCATGGATCCGTACAGTGGACTTGTTGATATGTTTGAAAAACAAGGACTACTTGTAAAAGACGGCAACAGACTCAAGTACATAAACTCTGCAGGAGAAGAAACTAAAGAGTATAGAAAAAATTGGACTGGAGAATTGTTAGATAAAGTAATGAAAGATTACGCCGAAAAAGATACTTCTGTGGTAAATATCCCTGATAGTGAACCGCAGGAGGACTAATAATGGAAGAATCGCAAATAGTCGATATCTGGACCGTGTTTAAAGATAGTATAGATAAAAAAAATATTGAAGTGGTTGCTGAAAGATATGTTGAAGTTTGTGCAGACTTTGGTGCTAACGATGAAGCATTTCGATCTGCATTAGGAAACTGTAATCACTTAGATGATGCAATATCTTACTATCTTGACATGGATAACGAAGATGATTATGATGATCCATGGGACGATGATTAATGGGCTGGTATAGCGAAGTAAGTCGAGATGTAAATAAGATTCCACAAGCAATTCAACACTTTGAATCTGAGTTGATAGATGCTAGAAAGGAAATTAAACTTACAGGTAATCTTGAAAAATCTGCTTCTGCTATGCCAGGCATTGTTGAACATAGATTTAATCAATTACAAGAAATTGAAGCTATTCTTAATTATCTAAATATTGAACTACGCAGACTACGTAGTTCATTTTTCAAAAAATATCTTGAAAATTATCAACGTGCATTAAGCAGTAGAGATGTTGAGAAATATGTAGACGGCGAAGCTGACGTAGTCGACTATGAAAAGATTATAAACGAGTTTGCACTGCTACGTAATAAATGGTTAGGAGTCTTAAAAGCATTGGACCAAAAGCAATGGCAGATAACTAATATTACAAAGTTAAGAGTAGCAGGTATGGAAGATGCAACCTTGTAATATTTTAATTGGATGTGATCAAAGCTATTATGAACAGTGGGCAATCAACCTAATTAAAAGCATACGACATTTTAATCCCTTTGTACAATGCCATGTTCATATAGTAAACCCTGGCAACTACCAAAAAATTCCTAACGTAGAATATACTACTGAGAATATTAATTTTCCAAACGAAGATGTACGTATAGGTTATTTACAATCAGTTAGATTTTTAAAGGTAGCTGAAAAATTTTCTGATAAAGATCTTGTAATGACATTAGATGCGGACACTATTTGCACTAGATCTTTTACCCCTAATGATTTTATTCAAACTGCAAATAAAATTACATGTTTAAGACATTTGAAAGATCATCATTGGTTGGCAGGAATGGTAACGTTTGGACAAAAAGGATTCAAAAAAGAATTTAGAAAACTTTTGTTGGAGAAACCAATTGACGATTGGAAGCCATTTCATGACCAAGAAGTATTAGATACTTTATCAACGAAATACAAATTCAATGAACAACCTCGTACTTTATTTTGGATGAGTATTGGAAAGAATGGGAATAGCAGTGTATTTCTCACACTTAAAGGCAACCAAAAAACAAAAGATAAGTATTTAAAAATATACAATAGTTTTATTGTATAGAAGGAAAATTTATGCCAAGAAGTAGTAATGAAGGTAAAGCTCAAATAAAAGGTTGGGTGGAACAAGTCCATATTAAACATAAAAAAATTGTAGATGTAGCTACAGGACAAGGTACATACAAGGATATGTTTAGTGACTTAGAAGTGTTTAAAGATTGTGTATGGCACGGTATTGAAATATGGCCTAGGTGGATTAGAAAATTCAATCTTAAAGAAAAATACAATTATTTGTATGAAGCAGATGTAAGAACTTTTGATTATGCAAGTAAAGGTCCTTTTGATGTTGCATTTGTAGGTGACGTGTTAGAACATATGACTAAAGAAGAGTCTATTGCTTTAGTTGACAAATTACTGACATCTGTAGATACAATATTTGTTAGCATTCCTATAGTGTATATGCCGCAAGGTGCTGATGGTGGTAATCCATATGAGGTGCATGTAAAGCCAGATTGGTCCCACGAAGAGGTACTAGAAACTTTTCCATTTATAAAAGAATCTTGGGCAGGTAAAAAGATAGGCGTATACAAGATTTCAAAAACATAGCCTAACTAAAAAATTACAAATAAGTATTAATATGACTGCATATCTTAATACTATTGTCTTGGTTACAGGCGGTTTTGATCCTATACATTCTGGGCACATCAGTCTATTAAATGAAGCAAAAAAATTAGGCAACAAACTTATTGTTGGTGTAAACTCCGATGATTGGTTGACACGTAAGAAAGGTCAACCCTTTATGCCTTTGAGTGAACGTAGGCTTATCCTTGAAAATTTATCTGTAGTAGATGAAGTAATTACATTTGATGATGCAGATGATACTGCTATTAGTGCTATAGAAAAAGTTTGGGAAATGGTAAATTATGATCAAGACACACAATTAATTTTTGCTAATGGGGGAGATAGGAAAAAAGGAAGTGTGCCTGAAGAATCGTTTTATTATGATGATGGTAATTCAGATAGTTTATTGTTTAAAAACACATCTTTTGCTTATTCAGTAGGTGGTGATACAAAAGCAAATTCATCTAGTTGGATTTTACAAGAATGGAAAGAACCTAAAACTAAACGTGAATGGGGGTATTACAGAGTCTTACATGAAAATGGTCCTGAAGTTAAAGTCAAAGAATTAACAGTCGATCCTGGTAAAAGACTAAGTATGCAGAGACATGAACAAAGAGCAGAACATTGGTTTGTTGCAGAAGGAATTGCAACTGTATACGGATTAGATGTTGCTACAGACATAACTAAGGTAACATATGAGCGTCATAAATCTTTACATATTAACAAAGGTGAATGGCACATGTTAGCTAATGAAACAAACAAGCCGTTAAAAGTTGTAGAAATACAATACGGTGAGAATTGCGTGGAGGAAGACATTGAGCGGAAACTTTGAAAAAGGAGAATCATTTCCTTCTTTAATGAAGATATTTGTAGGATATGATAGTAGAGAAGACATAGCTTTTAAGACTTGTAAACAAAGTATTTTAGATGCATCTAAATATCCAAATAGTGTAGAAGTAATACCATTAAAGATAGACGACTTGAGAAAGTCAGGAATATATGAAAGAGAAGAAGATAAATTAGGCTCAACAGAATTTACATTTACACGTTTTCTAGTTCCGCATTTAATGAATTACAAAGGTTGGGCAGTATTTTGTGATTGTGATTTTATATTTAGAGAAGACATAAGAGCGTTATTTCAAATGGCCGATCCACGCTATGCAGTGATGTGTGTTAAACATGATTATAAACCTAAAGCAGGAACTAAGATGGATGGTAAAGAACAACATCATTATCCTCGAAAGAATTGGTCCAGCATGGTTTTATGGAATTGTGGGCATGAATCAAATAAAATTATTACAAAAGATTTAATCAATGATAAGGAAAAGACTGGAGCATACTTTCATAGATTTAGCTGGTTGAAAGATGAGGAAATTGGAGAGATAAGTCATATATGGAATTGGTTAGTTGGTTGGTATAAAGAACCAGATGATGGTACACCTTGTGCAATACATTACACAGAAGGAGGACCTTGGTTCAAAAATTATGCAAGATGCGAATACTCAGGCGACTGGTATATTGCACGGGACAGTTATCAAAAACAAAAAGGTGATAATGAAAAACATAAACTTACGCCCAAGACATGGAACCTAAATGAAGAAAAAGAAGACATTTTAAAATCTGTTTTAAATTATATGGTTGACCCACAAGCTAAGTATTATACAGATAACACTTGGAATAACATAACAGAAAGAGTACAAAAATTGATGGGAAAAGTTGTTGCAATAGATACTAGCGAAGCGAATTTTGCCGCTAAAGGTTTAGTGTACGATCCAATCTTAGAAAACTTTGTTATGGGTAGTAACGGAACAATAGATGAATACTCTGCCCATAGAGATGATGATGCACCATTAGTTATGCGTGGCGTAGGTGGAGGTAGTAGAAAAGCCATTGTCAGATGTTGGGATAGCGGTCGTACTTTTTATACAATAGATACAGGATACTTTGGAAATTTTAAAAACAAATGGCTACATAGAGTAACAAAAAATAATTTACAATATACTGGACCAATTATAGAGCGTCCAATGGACCGTGCTAAAAAACATGGATATAGATATCGTAAGTTTGTTCCTGGTAGAAAAATTTTACTTTGTCCGCCTAGTGATAAAGTAATGAACTTATTTAAACAACCAACTCCAGAACAATGGGTTGAAAATGTAAAAGCAGAATTAAAAAAATATACTGACAGACCTATCGAAGTTAGGTTAAAACCAAATAGAACTGAAAGAGTAAGTACAAATACTATCCAAGCGGCACTGAATGATGATGTCCATTGTTTAATTACATACAATAGTATTGCGGCTGTAGAAGCATTAATGGAAGGCAAGCCTGCTATTGTATTAGGTAGTAACGCGGCATCTGCTATAGCTGAAACTAAACTGCATAGAATAGAAAACTTAGAACTTCCAGGTCGAGAAGAAGTAGAGGCATTCTTTGCACACTTGGCATACTGCCAATTTGACGTAAACGAATTAAGATCAGGTTTTGCTTGGAGGACTGTAAATGAAACTGCAAGTGGTAAGTTACCACAGTGGAATTCCAAAAA